ATGAACCAACAACAGACAAGCACCGTGGTTATCGGCAGCAAATCCCACGCTGCACTCAAGCGTTTGTGTGCCGAGCGCGGCCTCAAGTTAGGGGCATTGGCCACACGAATTATCGAGGAATACCTAAATGAAAATATTCGGATTAGCAGGAAAAAAACGAGCCGGTAAAGACACCGTTTTCTCGATTGCCCGTGATCTGGTGGATGGTCAAGCGGGGCGTGTGGCGTTCGCCGACCCCCTTAAACGTGAGGTAGCTGCCGCAACGGGTATGCCGGAGGCGTTCGTCGAGGCAAACAAGTCGCAGTTTCGTCCCGTCCTCCAGTGGTGGGGTACAGAATTTCGGCGGCAATATTTTGGAGCTGATTATTGGATCAATCAGATGGCCGAGGAAATCCGCGTGATGCGCCGAGTGGTGGACGTGCTGTTCATAACTGACGTGCGCTTCCCCAACGAGGGAGATTGGGTGCGCGATATGGGCGGCACGATGGTGCGGGTCGAGAGGGATGTGGCGGGTACAAGGGACGGTCATTCGACCGAGGTGGATATGGACAGCTACCGCCACTACGACCACACGCTCGACAACCACGGCACGGTGCAAGAGCTGGCAATGGGTGTCGGTGAAATGCTCAGAAAATTTCTATCCGCGAGTGCGGAAACAGAAAACACGATAACAACAACAGAAAAGGAAAACTAAATATTATGTTTCTATCTGCAACGGAAGCCCCCGCCAAAGGGGGATTTGAGCCACACCCGAAAGGGTTGGCTAACGGCGTGTGTGTCGAGGTGATTACACACAACAAGAAAACCGGCGACCCATTCACACGAATGGTGGAAGGTGACACAAAAAACCGGATCATTCTGGTTTTCCAAACCGACAAGACGGCCACCAAAGAGGACGGCTCCGAGGTGAACTGCGTCTACTGGGACTGGCACAATGTGCCGCAGTCAATCGCCAACGAGAGCGCATCGCTGCACAAGCGGCTGAAGGGCTGGGAGGTTGACACGTCGAAGGATTTCGCCACGAAGGAGGATTTCGAGGCGGCGGTGGTCGGGCGTGCAGCTACGCTGATGTTCACGCACAACGAGTCTAACGGCAAAACCTACGCCAACCTCGACGTTTGCACCCCGCTGGAGGATGCGAGCAAGGCGTTCGTGGCGAAGGATTATCAAACCTACAACGAGGTCGCACCTTTCTGATATGTTCCTCTCAGCTCAACCGCAACAACGCGAGCTGAACCAAGATGGTGGTGGCCATTGGTATTACCCCGATGGCCGCCCCCTTCACACTGTTGACAAGAAAGACGGCAGTGGGAAGAGGAACACCACGAAGGCAGACGCTCGGACGCTGGGACTCTTTCCCAGTGTCACCACAATCACGAAGGTTGTGGCCAACCTATCGCTCGACCGCTGGAAGCAGAATCAAATGCTGAAAGCGTGTGTCGCCAACCCCATCGGTGAGGGTGAGGCGGTGTCCGAGTACGAGGGCAAGATGCTCCAGCTGGCACAGAAGAAAATGGTGGACGCCCGTGCATTCGGGTCGCTGTTTCACGCTGCCATCGACGAGCTTAACGTCACCGGCTACCTCGACTCCAGCTACGACGAGGTCAAGCCGTTTGTGAAATATTATATCGAGTGGACTCGTGACCATAAAGTTTCGTTTGTTGGGACAGAGTTTGTCTGCGTCAACGAGAAGCTGGGCTACGCTGGCCAAGTGGACGGACTCGCCATCGTTGATGGCAAACTGACGCTGCTCGATTATAAGACGCAAGATGTCAAGAAAACCAACGCCAAGGGCGAACTGAAACCGAACTTCTACGACAGCTGGGGGTGGCAGTTGGCGGCATACAAGAATGCCAGCTGGGACAATAAGCCTCCACGCATACAGCAAGTGATGAGCGTGGTGCTGTGTTCGCAGTCACCGTGCTACCCGATCACCAAGGTGTGGACTCGGTCGGAGATGGCCAATGCGTGGAAGGTGTTCAAGGCAAGTTGCGCGATCTGGCAGCTGACCAACAAGTTCAATCCAGCGGTCAACGCCAAGATGATCCACAACAATGGGTAAGGCGCAGCGAGAAAAGGGCAAGCGAGGGGAGCGTTTGTGGCGCGATCTGTTGCGTGACTTTGGGTTCCACACGGCATACCGCACGCAACAATTCAGCGGTAAATGTCCGGAGGGTTCTGCGGACGTAAACTGTCCGCAGCTCCCCTCCCTACACTTCGAGGTGAAAAACGTCGAGAGGCTATCAATATGGCCTTCTATGACCCAAGCCTCAGTCGATGCTCCAGCTGGCAAAATACCCGTGGTGGCTCACACAAAGAAACGCCACGGGTTTCTGGTCACGCTGACGGGGGAAGATTTCCTCAACATCATACGACGCAGCGATCTGGTTGCCAGTGTGCTCGAACGCGAGGAGGTGGTGGAGTGACTCTCAGCATCCCCGACGAGGTGATGGCGTCCAGCCTTTCGGTGTCCACGAAAATGACCGTCGCTGTGGCAATGAACCACCCTCTGCACACCAGAGCCGAGGTTGCAAAGCTGCTGAACATCACCCGTGGGAGTGTCAACAATGCGATAAAAAAGGCTAAACTTGAGGGTATCGATATTGATACAAAGAGTATCGATATCGATACAAAGTGTATCGATATCGATACTCCATACCTAGTAGGTAGTAGTAGTAGTAGTGGAGAGGGGGAAAGGAAGACTCCGACACGGGAAGAGGTCGCGGCTCACGCCGTGACGGTGGGAGCGGAGGCAATCGTCGATGAATTTTATGACACCTACTCGGAGCGGGGTTGGATGTCGAAGGGGGAACCGCTCAAAAACTGGAAGGCTATGTTCCGGTGGTGGACGAAGAACAAGGCAGCTGCCCCGTGCGCCGCAAGTCGCGGCAAGAAGCGGATGTCAGCTGAAGACGCTCGCTACGCTATGGACGCCGCGACATACGAATGAACATCACCGCCACAATTCTAATTCTAATGAACCTAATACCAACCATACCGAACGACCGTAACGCCGAGCTGGGCCTACTGGGTGCAGCTATTCAAGGCAAATTCGACGACATCTACGCCGCTGGCGTGAGCGACGATTTCTTCCACGACACTCAGTGCCGAAAAATGTGGAAGAAGCTAGAGGAGCTGGGGGCAAACGGCATACCCATAAAACTGGACACGCTGGCTCACGCTGGTAGCGACACTGCAACAGTCGGCGACTGGATGGAGGCTGAGTCAGCGTGTCCGTCTGTGGTGAACTGGCCGTACTGGGCCGAGGTCTGCGATGAGAAACGCAAGGCGAGGGTGGCACAAGAGACTGGCCTAGAGCTGGCTCAAAGTGCGGCGACGTGCGAGAGCATCGAGGAGCTGGTAGCCAAGGCCGAGTCGGCAATGTTCGCGCTGTCCGAAAAGGTTTCCACAAAAGAGGACACCCGCGCCGAGTCATTCCATCGAATCGTTGACACGCTGGAGGAGGCACACAAAGGGGGCAGGGTGGGTATCTCCACCGGCTTCCCAGCTGTTGACCGAATCGTCGGAGGCCTTCGTGGTGGCCAGCTCATCACCATCGCGGCACGTCCAGCCGTTGGTAAGTCTGCGCTGGCTGGCAACATTGCCGAGAAGCTGGTGATGGAAGGCACGCCGGTCGCGTTCTTCAGCTACGAGATGACGCAAGACGAGCTGAATCTGCGGATGCTCTGTTCGCTGTCCGACACAAACCTAATCGGCGATGTGATTAACGGCGGGGTGCAAGAGCCAAGCAACCGCCTTCGCGTTATGAACCAAGCAGCGCAGTTGGCTCCAAAGCTAAAGGCCGCACCCATTCACATCATCGACAACGGCAACCTCACCGTCTCCCAGATTCGCAGCAACGCTCGCCGCTTGGTCAAGGACAACGGGGTGAAATTGATTATCGTCGATTACATCCAGCTCATTAAGCCAGCTGCCGAGGATCGACGAGCGCAGCGACACGTCCAAGTTGGCAACATCACCGCCGAGCTAAAGCAGATGGCGATGGAGCTGAAGGTTCCGGTCATCGGGTTGGCCCAGCTGAACCGAGGTATCGAGGGTGAGGCAAGGAGGCCGCGCCTGTCGGATTTGAGAGAATCGGGGAGCATCGAGCAGGACAGTGATCTGGTGGCCTTCCTTTACATCGACGACCCCGCGATGATGGACGGCCCGAATATGCTGCTCAAGCTGGCCATCGGGAAGAACCGAGCGGGTCGACAAGGCGAGGTCGATCTGGTTTTCGTGCGAAACAAAATTAGATTCGAGGATGCTTACCAACCGAAACACGAAGCGTGGCTGAACGAGAAAAAGAAACAGCTGGCGAGCTAGTTGCAATGATTTTAGCGGGACATTTAACACTAACCATAACCCGTCTGTTAGAAAGGCAGACGCTATGCTGTTTAGGACAAATGCTGGGCTGCAACCTACCCGCTAAACCCCGACCCGCGCTGGTGGTGTTCGGGGGAATTTTTAATAGAAGATGGACACTGTAACCGAGGAAGAGTGGATCGACTTTGCCTGTCGATTATTTGAGGGGAAACGTGTCAGCTATTGGCAGATGAAACACCCACCCAACTACAAGCAGCTGGAGGAGAGCTTCAATGGTGGTAAGGAGCTGAGTAAGGAGGAGCAAGAGAGAGCCGAGGCAATCAAGGAAGACGCACGCCGACGGGAGTGGTGGAAGAACAAAGCGAAGGCTCTGCTCGCCGACCACAACGCAAAGCGCAACGACCTAGAGGCCGCCGAGATCGGCACAAGGAACAACGCTCAACTCAACCAACAGTTGAAGGAGCGGATCAAAGAGACGAGGAGATAATTTTACAGCTGGGCATAGAGCCGGTGGATGTTGCCGGACAGGGTGGTTGATCGTGGTTGGTTTGCACCTTTAGTGAACACCAGCTGTCTTTTTTTTTGTGAAAGATGAGACAGCCATTTACGAGTTGGTTAGCGCAGTCATCGTCCAAGCTGCCATCGACTTCGTCGATGCCCACAAAAGTGGAATCATCTACGGCCACCACACCGTCGATCCCGACAGAATGCAGCGCATCGTACAAAAAAACCACCCATCCCGATGCTCGCTGCCAAAGTGGATGGAGCCGTCGGACGTGTATTCGTGTGTGTCGTTCCTGTTTCTCTCAACAACGCTCGAAGACATCATCCCCACGGCTTGGGAGGTCAGTCCCGATGCTGTGCGGAGTGCCATTATTGAAGCTGCTCAAACGGGGGCCGAGATGAGACTGACCTATCGCCAAGAAGGTTTATAGCTGTGAGTAAAGTGCTAATCACTGGAATAACTGGGCAAGACGGCAGCTGGCTTGCGGAGAAGTTGCTGGCCAAGGAGTACGAGGTGCACGGCGTGGTTCGTCGAGCCAGCACAATCAGCACCGACAGAGTCGACCACATTTACGAGCGCATCCAGCTGCACCGTGGAGATGTCACCGACTTCCGCTCGCTGGCGGGTATCGTCAAGAGGGTGCAACCTAATTGCGTCTACAATCTGGCAGCTCAGTCGCAAGTGCGCGACTCGTTCGACGTGCCGGACTCGACGCACGGCATCACGTTTGGCGGGGCAGTCAACGTGTACGAGGCGGTGAGGCTGTTCGCGCCGGAGGCAGCTGTCTATCAAGCCAGCTCGTCGGAGATGTTCGGCAACGAACTGCGCGACGGGGAGGCTCTGAAGGAGAGCACATCACTGGCTCCCGTCTCCCCCTACGGGATAGCCAAGACGGCTGCACACCATACCGCTGCGCTGTATCGGGACGCCTACGGTATGGACATCTCGTGCGGCATCCTCTTCAACCACGAGAGCGAGCGTAGAGGCGAGACGTTTGTCACCCAAAAAATTGCCAAGGCAGTCGCCGAGTTTGTCATCAAGCGACGTGACGTGGAGCGCAACCCGCTGAAGCTGGGCAACCTCTCCGCAGCGAGGGACTGGGGGTACGCGCCAGACTATATGGACGCTGCCATACTGATGGTCGAGTCGGGCAACCCAAGCGACTACGTCGTGGCAACTGGTCGCAGCTGGAGCGTGAAGGACTTCCTAGTCAAAGCATTCAAATACGCCAACGTCGGACACTGGAGTGACTACGTCGTGGTGGATCAAAGACTCAAGCGGCCCAACGAATTGCACACGCTGATCGGTGACGCCTCCAAGATAAAGAAGGAGCTGAAGTGGCAGCCCACTGTCAAGTTTGCCAAGCTCGTGGAGAAAATGGTGGATTATCAAATAGACCAGATTTACAGCAAGCGATGAACATTCTGGGAGAAAAAACACATATGGACGCTGACCTTGGAGGGGCATACATCAGCGCACGCATCGTCAAGCTGAAGTTCAGCGGCCAAGAGCTGGCTCACATCCTAGCTATAAACAAAGAAGACATACCCGAAGAACTGGTGGAGGTGGTCGAGGTCATCCTTGGCCCAGCTTGCCAGTACAACACGCTGTGAAAAACGAAATGAAAAACAATTTACGACAGCTGGCACAAGCCGCCTCTGCGTATTGGAAAATACCAATGGATCAGCTGCAAAGCACATCACGCAAACCGTCGCTGGCTTGGCCTCGGTGGGTGTGTATGTACCTCGCAATCGATGCGGGTTATAGGCGCGTCGATATAGGCAACTGGTGGAGGCGGGATCACTCCACCGTGACACACGGGAACAAGAAAGTCGGCGAGGCGATCCAGCTGTACCCCGCTGACAAGCAAGACGTACTCGATTTCGTGGATTTTTGGAGAGACTCCCTCCGATGACAGACAGAGAGAAAAAAGCTAAAGAGTACGAGGGCCACGTCATCCAGCTGGTGAGGGCAAAGGATCGGTGCGCGTGGAGTTCGCCGCCCAACCAGTACGCCAACATTGACGGTATCACCTACGACTCGGTGACTCACGAAATGATAAGCGCGTATGAAATTAAATGCCGCAACCTCTCGTTGCCCCAGCTGTTGCTGGACTACGGTGGCGAGCTGATTGTCGATGCCTCCAAGGTGGAGGTGCTTCAAAGCATCAGCCGCTCGCTGCGCATCCCCAGCTATCTACTGTGCTACTGTTTGAAGGACGGGGTGGTGTTGAAGTCGAAGATAACGAACGACAGCGGCCTCTTCGTCTGCGATAAAAAAGACACCACGAGAGAAATCTCAGCTGGAATGGACAAACCGACCACGACCAAGAAGGTGTCACATATCAAGCTAGATGGAACAATTATTCTCTCCACCAAGGAACCTCAAGGAACAGTCTAGGCGCAAGGTATTCGTCGCTGGCCACAACGGAATGGTTGGGCGTGCCGTGATCCGTCGCCTCCAGCTGGATGACAGCTGCGCAGTCGTGCTCCCCGATGAGCGCAGCGATTACCGTGCGCTGCACAATGTTGTTCGTGATATACAGCGAGCCAAGCCGGACGTGGTTGTGCTATGCGCCGCCAAGGTTGGGGGTATACACGCCAACAACACTCAGCGAGCGGACTTCATACGAGACAACCTACTCATCGAGCTGAACTGGATCGAAGCCGCACGCCAGTTTGGAATCGAGAAGCTAATTCTACTGGGGAGCAGCTGCATCTACCCTCGCAACGCACCGCAACCAATGGCCGAGGAGTCGCTGCTTACTGGCACGTTTGAGCCAACCAATCAACCCTACGCCATCGCCAAGGTGGCTGGCATTGAACTGTGCGACAGCTATCACCGACAGCACGGCTGTAATTTCTTTGCGCTGATGCCGCCCAACCAGTACGGCCCCTTCGATAACTTTCGGGAAGGTGAATCGCACGCTGTAGCTGCGTTCCTACGGCGAGCTTACGAGGCCAGCGACACCGACACCGCAGAGCTGTGGGGTAGCGGCTCACCCAAGCGTGAGTTTATGCACGTTGACAATCTGGCCGACGCTGTTGGGTTTGCAATCGAGAATGTAAACGCAACCGACTGCACCAACGGATTCCTAAACGTGGGAACCGGCGAGGAGTGTACCATTCGCCAGCTGTGGGAGCTGGTCGTGAAGATCAGCGGCAAGACAATTGCCACCACATACGACACGTCCAAGCCGGACGGCGCACCAAGAAAACTGATGGACTCCAGTCGGATCAACCAGCTGGGCTGGCGTCACTCGATCCAGCTGGAGGACGGACTGCAATCAACGTGGCAATGGATGAAAGACAACTGGAACGACCAGACTGTTCGGCGATAAACACCGGCAACCTCGGCGAGCTGCTTGTGTCCAAGGAGCTGGCTGTTCGAGGCTGGTCGGTGTGCCTCCCAATATTTAACGGCAACGTCAGCCGGTTCGATGTGATCGCAGCCAAGAACCAACAGCTGCACCGCATACAAGTGAAAGCCAGCGGCCAGCGCAATGCCGTTCACAACTTTACCACCGGCCACGGCCTACGCAGCAAGGTGCGGTACGACATAGGCGACTTCGACTTTATGGTGCTGGTCGCCGTACCCGTTGAAGACTTTTTTATCCTGCCTGTCGATGTTGCCACGCAACACGTCGGCATAAAGGTTGCAGTCGGCGGTAAATACTGGCAGTACCGCAATCGCTGGGACTTGATCGAGGAGTGAAGCACGCAGCTGAGAGTGCGACCAACGTGGTCGCCGGTTATTTTATCAACCTCGCGCTGTTGTATGTGCTGATGCACTGGTTTGGATATGCAGTCCAACTGCACGAGAGTGCATCGATGGGCGCAGTCTTCGCCGTGGTCGCATTCGTGCGGGGCTACTCCAT